GGTTCAGTTCAATCTGTATCAAAATAATTTCAACTCAGTAGAGATGGCCATTAAGGAACGTGTGTTCTATGTTAAGTCATTGGACGGCAAGTTCATACCGCCCCCAAGACCACTAGTTACTAGTGTTAAAGATTCACTAAAAACATATTATGTCAATATCAAGCGCTTATCCTTCCCTAGGTCGCCGTACACAGATCAAGAATTTGTTCAATCGTATGAGCCACACAAAAGGAGGGCTTACTCCAAAGCACTTGAGGATAATAAGTTATTTGGTTTCCATTCTAAGCTTGCCCACGTTAAGGCTTTTGGTAAATGTGAGAAGTATCAATTCACTGAATCTAAGACACCAGTACCTCGTCTCATCCAACCAAGGGATGCACGGTACTTAGTTGAAACCGGGAAGTACATAAAACCTATTGAGAAAGGTGTCTACCGGGATATAAATGAAATTTTTGGTTATAATGTTGTCTTCAAAGGACTCAATGCAATCGTACAGGCTAAAATTGCCCATGAATTTTGGACTGAGTTTGACAATCCAGTTGCAGTTGCGATGGATTATAGTCGCTTTGACCAGCACGTTTCAAAAGAGATGTTGGAGTTTGAACATAGTGTATATAGGTGTTACTATCCTGGGGATAAGTGGTTTGCTTATCTCCTGAGTTTACAGTTGCACAACCGTTGTTCAGCTCAAGTTCCTGATGGGAAATTTAAATACCACGTTGAAGGGAAAAGAATGAGTGGTGACTCAAATACGGCATTGGGAAATGTCGTATTAGTTACTGCTATGTTTTTCGAGTACATTAAGAAGATTGGCGTTAAATGTCGTCTTATATGTAATGGTGACGACTCAGTTCTGATCCTCGAAAAACGGTTTCTAAATAGATTAGACAACCTAGTGGATTATATGACTTCCTTTGGATTTACATTAAAATTGGAACCACCTGTGTATGAGTTTGAGCATATCAGCTTCTGTCAAACACGTCCTGTGTTTGACGGTACTGAGTGGGTTATGGTTAGGGATCCTAACGTCGCGATAGCTAAGGACTGCGTTGCAATTAAACCTCTTGACAACGAGAGTGTTTTCAGAATGTGGTGTTGTGCTGTTGGAAAAGGTGGAATGTCATTGACTGGAGGTATTCCAGTGTGGCAAAACTTCTACAATGTCTTTATAAGAGCCTCCAAGGGTGCTAAGCCTTTGAGGGATCCAACATTGATATCTGGGAAGTATTACCTCGGAGTTGGGATGAAAAGGGAGCTAACCGAACCTACTACTGCTGCAAGGGTCAGTTTTTATAAGGCCTTTGGAATAACACCATACCAGCAGGTATTGTTGGAGCAATATTACGATACCGTCGAGATGGAATCGAGGATGACTTCGTTACGTAGCATGCCTCTACCATTTCCCCTATAATTGGGTCTAACCCGTAATGCCCCAAAACTATTATTTTAGTGCTAAACAAAATGCCAAGAGACTGCACGGCGGCACGTGGAGGTTTAGATGGACAGTCCCGTAGTCATGCGGTATCCAATACAAATGACAAATAAACGTAACAAGAAGAAGCCAACTTCAAAGGCACCGCAAGCCAAAGCGGTTCAACAAAAGGCACCTAAAGCGAAAACTCCTTTCGGGGATGTATTTAGCAAAATCGGTAGTGGCATTGGATCACAAATCGGTTTTGGTAAAGTAGGAGGGAATTTGGGTCGTTTACTTGGTACCGGCATAGGGTCTATTTTTGGGTCGGGGGATTATTCTATGATTGGTCCTAAACCGACCTATAATGTCCTGTCCGGGCAAGTGCCCAAATTTTCCACAACACACGCCACAAACATTGTTTGCCATCGTGAGTATCTAGGGGATTTACAGGG